ATCGGATGGTGAATTTGTTTTCACCAAGAAGGCCACCGATCAGTTAGGTGCGGATCAGCTACAAACTATGATGGACGATGCTGAACGTGCTTATGACGGAGGCTTAATGAAGAAAGCGTTTGGCGGTATTACGTATGATCCTATGCAAAACGAAAAAATGCAAGGGATGACACAAGATGCACTTACGGAAGAAGAAATCAAGAAACAAATGATTGGCGCTAACCGTATGCCAAGCGTATCGCAATAAGGCCACTCTGTAACCAGACCCCTTATTATTTTATTGACCTAAAGGCTACCTTGAAGTATCGAGACCCTGTATTGACACGCGAACAGTACAGCCACCTTGAAAGACTGACAAGCCCCTAAAGGAGTGTGACACTATGTCTGAAGCAATTGAACAAGTAACTGAGGAAGAAGCGAACCCATATAACTCTCGTAAAGACTGGCACGTTGAAGACGCACCAAGTCGCGGAGATGCAAGTGGGATATTTTTTGAAGAAAAACCTAAAGCACAGGCTACCCGCGAAGCGGCCCCTGAAGAAGCTGAAGGAACATCTGAGAAAAAAACCAATTATAAAAAACGATACGATGATCTAAAGAAGCATTACGATCAGAAGATTGCAGACTTTAAACAGAAGGAGCTGGAGCTTAAAGCAGCGGCTACACAGGGTCAACCTGAGTATGCGCCTCCTAAGTCTCTAGAAGACCTTGAACAGTTTAGAGAAGAATATCCTGATTTGTATGAAACGGTAGAAACTGTAGCTCACTTGCAAAGTGAACAACATGTGGAAGCTTTAAGATCAAAGCTGTCTGTTATCGAAGAAAGAGAAGCTGCTATTGCACGTAGAGAAGCTGAATCAGCCCTATACGCAAAGCATCCCGATTTTGAAGATATACGCGGTGATGATAAGTTTCATAGCTGGGCGCAAGAACAGCCTGAAGCAATTCAAGGTTGGATTTACGAAAACCCAGATAATGTTACTTTAGCAATCAAAGCTATTGACCTTTATAAAATGGAAAGCGGAATCAGTACTAAAAAAGCTAAGACAAGAAAGTCACAACCTAAGTCTTCAGCAGCAGATTTTGTATCTACTAAAACAACAGCCGTAGACGCAAAAGAGCCGAAGATTTGGACTCAACGGGAAATTACCGCTCTTTCTATGAATCAGTTTGATAAATACGAAGCAGAGATTGATCAAGCAATTATGGAAGGACGAGTAATACCATAATACTAAACTTGTCTTTTTAGGAGAAACATAACATGGCTCAATATTTTGAACCCTCAACAGATACCGATGCTAACTTTGCAAACAGTATCTCTACACAAGCTAACTCATTCTTCCTTCCATCGGTTTACTCAAAGAAGGTTCTTAACTTCTTCCGTAAAGCGTCTGTATGTGAAGCTATTACTAACACCGACTATGCTGGCGAAATCACTGCCTATGGTGACTCTGTAAAGATCATCAAAGAGCCAACGATTTCTGTATCTTCTTACACTCGTGGTGCTACTACAGCAGCTACTAAGCTGACTGACGCAGAAACCACTTTGGTTGTAGATACTGCAAACGCATTTAAGTTTATCGTTGACGACATTGAAACTTCTATGTCTCACGTTAACTTTAAAGAAGTTGCATCTTCATCTGCTGCTTACGCTTTGCGTGACGCATTTGATAGTGCTGTAATCGCTTCTATGTTTGCTGGCGTTTCTGCTGCTAGTCCTAACCACATTCTTGGTTCAGACAACGCAACTGATTTGGCTGGTGGTACTTTTGACGGTACTGGTAACTTAGACATTGGTCAAGGTTCTGGCGAACACGATCCTTTGGATGTAATGGCTCATATGGCCCGTCTTCTTGACGAGCAGAACGTGCCTGAAGAAGGTCGTTGGTTCTTGGCTCCCCCAAGCTTCTACGAGCAGTTGGGACAGTCTGGTTCTAAGTTAATGTCTGTAGACTTCAATGCTGGTCAAGGCTCTATCCGTAACGGTCTGGTATCTTCAGGCAAGTTACGTGGCTTTGACATGTATAAGTCTAACAACGTAGCTGCTACCTCTAATGCTGCTGGCAAGATTCTTTGCGGCCACATTAGTTCTACTGCTACTGCACAGACCATCACAAGCACTGAGGTCATTCGTGATCCAGATAGCTTTGGTGACATCTGTCGCGGTCTGCATGTATTTGGCTCTAAGGTTCTACGCCCTGAAGCTATGGTATCTGCATTCTACGGTATCGACTAAGCTTGATTAAAGGTGGGGGTGTAAAAGCCCCCATCCTTTTTAAGGAGGACATATGCCACAGGTAGGAAGTAACTCTAAACCTATAATGATAAAAGGCAAGAAGACAGGGAAGATTTTAGGTGATACCGGAAGCTGGTATAAAACAGAAAACAAAAAGAAGTACGAAGCTAATTGGGATGCAATCTGGGGTAACAAAGAAAGCCCCGAAACAAAAACAAAGGCAGTGTAAACGATGGCTACAACTTATTTAGATTTAACAAACGAACTCTTACGTGAGTTAAACGAAGTCACGCTTACAACTACTAATTTTTTGCAGGCTAAAAGCGTACAACAACACGCTAAAGATAATATCAACAGAGCTTATTTTGATATTATAAACGCTGAACCGCAGTGGCCTTTTCTGTCTGTTGCTGAAAGCGGTCAAACAGACCCTATGTACGGAAACGTATATGTAGAAACGACAGCAGGTACACGCTGGTATGAGTTAAAGCCTTCAAGCTCCAGTATAACTACAGATTATGGTTCAATAGACTGGGACAATTTTTACTACACGACTGTAGGCGTAAGTGGAGAAACAGCTCCACACACAGCAGGAAACTTAAAGTTTACTACCACCGAAGAGTGGAAAACTTTTTACAGAGTTTCAGAAAATTTAGATGATGCAGATGCTCAAACTTTTGGTGAGCCTTCTCGTGTTATCCGCAGTCCAGACTCACGGAAGTTTGGATTAAGTCCAATACCGGACAAGACATACCGCGTTTGGTTCTTTGCTTGGAACCTTCCAACAAGACTCAGCGCACACTCAGACACATTATTATTTCCAGACATGTATGCTCCCGTTCTTATTGCACGAGCAAGATACTACATGTGGCAGTTTAAAGACAACCCCCAGTCAGCAGCTTTTGCACTAGACGATTACAAAAAAGGGTTGAGAAGTATGAGATCAAATTTAATAGAACCTGTACCAACATATATCACAGATGACCGAGTGAGATTCGTATAATATGGCAGCTTCACAACCTTTTGGTATTTCATGCAAAGGCGGTTTAAACACTAACCTTAACCAGCTTGAAATGCTTGGACAGCCGGGATTTGCTACAGAGCTTTTAAACTTTGAAGTAGACCCTGATGGTGGATACAGACGAATAAACGGTTATACGTCTTTAGGTACAGCCCGACCCAACGGCGGTGAAAAGCTTTTAGGTTTAGCTGTATATGCAGACGGACTTGTTGCATGTTCAGGTACTGACATTTTCTTTACAACTGATGGAGCTACATGGCTTCAGATAAACAAAACGGGAGTTCATGGTAGCGGTGACAACTATACTACTTTTACAGGCCGTTCTGTACTTACAAGAACAAATCAAAAGAAATGCTCCATCACTATATTTGAAGGTAACGAAGCATACGGACAACTCTTAATATGTGACGGCGAAAACAAACCCCTGTTATTCAAGATGACTGGCACAGGAGCTTTAACTACTAGAACTTTCTTTGTACAAGAAGTTACAGTAAACGGAACAGTCTCTCCGTCTGTAGGTGTTATTCACGACAAGCACTTTGTAGTCGCAGGCGCTCCAACACAAAAGAACACTATTTATTATAGTCATACTCTTGAGCCTGATAACTTTACAGGCGCTGGAGCAGGAAGTGTTTCAATTGATGACCAAGTAGTAGGTCTTAAAAGCTTCCGAACAGATTTGTTTATATTCTGTAAAAACAGTATATACAAGCTTATTAACATTAACGACTCTCAAAACATTGCTGTCGTCCCGATTGCTAAAAATGTAGGCTGCTTAAGCCATTACAGTATTCAAGAGATTGGCGGTGACTTAGTGTTTCTTTCGCCTGATGGTGTTCGCACAGTAGCGGGTACAGCACGTATCGGTGACGTTGAGTTAGGTTCAGTAAGTAGACAAATACAAGCTATAACATCTTTAATATCTAGAGATATTGATGATTATAACATCAGCAGTTGCGTATTGCGTAGACGCTCACAGTATCGACTGTATTATTCTACGGCTGCTGAACAGTCTACAGAGTCACGAGGAATTATAGGTACGCTAACTCGTAACGGTTTTGAGTGGTCTGAAACCAAAGGAATTCAAGCAGCGTCTATAGTTTCAGATTTTAACTCGTCTGGTATTGAAAAAATATATCACGGAGACAACTCAGGCTACATCTACAACCACGATGTAGGTGGAGCTTTTTCTGCGAACGGTTCTAATTTTAATATTGATGCTAAGTATACAACTCCATTCTTAGACTTTGGTGATGCGGGAACAAGAAAGACAATGAAGTATATTAAGCTTTCAGTTTCTCCTGAAGGTGAATTAGCTCCAATACTTAGAACTCAGTTTGATTTTACAGACTCAGATGTCGCACAGCCCGAAGATATTACACTAACAGGAATTCCAGTGCCCCCTGTATTTGGAAGTGCTATATTTGGAAATGCTATTTTTGAGGGTACTAACGACCCAATGGCACGAGAAGTAATAGTAGGAAGCGGCCACACAGTAAGCTTCCAGATTAGAACAGAAGACCAAAGCCCCCCATACTCAATAAACGGTTTATACGTAAACTACGTGCCATCAGGCAGGAGATAAGAAATGGCAGGAACGAATTATACAAGACAAAGCACTTTTGATGATGGTGACGTAATAACCGCCGGATTGTTTAACAATGAATTTAACCAGCTACTAAATGCTTTTGCATATACTACAACTGGTACTACCGGACACCAACACGATGGAAGCGCAGGCCAAGGCGGTAATATAGGTATTATCGGAGACCAAGACTTTTTCAACAAGATTGCAGTAGATACCACTAACAACCGTTGGGGTTTTTATGTACAGGTTGGTGGTGCGGCAGTAGAACAGATACGCATACAAGACGGCGCAATCGTACCAGTAACTGATAACGACATTGATTTAGGTACAAGCTCACTCCAGTTTAAAGACGCATACATTAACGGCACATTAGAAGCTGATGCGATTACTATTGCGGGTATTACGCTTTCAGAAACTATTGCAGACACTGTAGGTGCAATGGTAACAAGCAACACTGAAACAGGCATTACAGTTACATACGATGATAATGATAACACCTTAGACTTTGTAATTGGCGCTGGAGCTATTGTTAGCTCAATGCTCGAAACAAACGTAACCGTAGCTGGAAACATAATTGTTGGCGGCACAGTTGATGGCCGTGATGTAGCAACAGATGGAACTAAGTTAGATGGTATTGAAGCTTCAGCTACCGCAGACCAAACAGACGCTGAGATTCGAGCAGCGGTTGAAGCTGCATCAGATTCTAATGTTTTTACCGATGCTGACCACACTAAGTTAAACAGCATTGAAACAGGAGCAGATGTTGTAAGCACAGCAAGTGTTACAGCCGTAGGCGCACTAATGGACAGCGAGCTAACAGCTCTTGCAAGCGTTAAGGCTATTAATCAGGGCTTGGCAACTACCGACAGTCCTACGTTTGTAGACTTGACTGTTTCGGGCGATGATATTACAATGGGTACTAATACCGCAGATGCATTGTTAATTGCAGACGGTACTAACTTTAGCCCAACTACAATTGGTAGTTTAACAGAACTAACTTCAATTGCAGGCGATGACGTATTCTTAGCTATTGACACTTCAGGTGGTGGCTTAAAGAAAGTAGCACGTAGTACAGTAGTACAAGGTCTAGCAGCATCTAATGCTATTGCAAATGTTGTAGAAGATACCACACCCCAACTTGGCGGTGACTTGGATTCACAAGGAAAAGACATTACAGATGTAGGTATTTTATCTGCTGACACTGTAGGTGGAATCTACGGAAGTTCTTCAAGCCCTGTAGTCTTCACAGTTACTGTAGCTTCAAAGACTTCGGCGCACCCTTACAACGGTGACGGCTCTAGCAGCGCATACTTCTTAAACGGTGTTGAGTCTCCGGCAATTCAGTTCTCAGGCGTAGATGGCATCACAAGCTCTACGGGTTACTACTACAAGTTTGACCAAGCTGACAGCTCTAACAGCGGACACCCGCTACGTTTTTACTATGATGCGGCTAAGACCACAGCATACACAACAGGCGTAACAACTTCAGGAACTGCTGGAAGCTCTGGCGCTCATACTACAATAGCTGTAACGGCTGATACGCCTAATATTCTATACTACGAGTGCAGTTCACACTCTTACATGGGTAACTATGCTACAGCGGTTACAACTACCATTGGTACTACAGGGGCTGTAAAAATACCTTCGGGTACTACAGCACAGCGTCCTACAGCAGTTGCTGGACAACTCCGATACAATAGCACAACCGGAGAATTTGAAGGTTACACGACCGAGTGGGGCGACATTGGCGGTGGAGCAATCGACCTGCTGGTGAACACATTCACAGGCAATGGCTCAACAACCGCATACACGTTATCTTCTTCTCCGCTTATTGCTAATACGCTTGTGTACATTGATGGCGTATATCAAAATAAGTCCGCTTACTCAATAGCTAATGACGTTATAACATTCTCAGCAGCCCCTGCAAGCGGAGCAGTCATTGAAGCTACAGCGGCTACAGTAGGCGAAGTATCAACAGCTTCAACGTCCTTTGCAATCACACAACTTACAGGTAACGGCTCTACTACTGCATTTACACTTTCAACACAAACAGCAGAAAACAACACCAACGTATACTTTGACGGTGTATATCAAAGCAAAGCAAATTACTCAGTTTCTGGAAACACGCTTACTTTTAGCACAGCTCCTGCAAACGGTGTATCAATTGAAGTAATGGCTTCTGAGGGCATTACGCTTACTATCGGTACGCCAGATAACGGTACAGTAACTACCGCTAAAATAGTAGACGATGCAGTTACACAGGCTAAAATAGCTGATGATGCTGTAGGCGCTGACCAGTTAGCTGCCAGTGCGGTAGTAACAGCATCTATAG